TGTGAAGGTAGGTTCATTAATACCTTATTTTATATAAGGTATTATTTTTTTACAAAATTTGTCTGGCTTTTTTTTAAATAATATGTGTTATACTATAAGAAAGAAATAATATATTTTTGCTTAACATGAGTTTTTTTTAGAAAAAAACTTGCTTTCACGCATTTATTTTGCATTAGCAAAATAAACGGGCTTTCACGAGTTTTTTCTTCGAAAAAACTTGCTTTCACGAGTTTTTTTTAGAAAAAAACTTGCTTTCACGAGTTTTTTCTTCGAAAAAACTTGCTTAACACGAGTTTTTTCTTTCAGAAAAAACTTGACATTATAAAGAATGATTTCTTATAACATATTTACAATAAACAAAGGGATTTTTGAAAGGAGATGTTTGTAATGAAGGTTATTGACAAATGGCTTGATAAAGAATTTAAGAAGGCACTGGAAAACCCTAAGCAACAAAAAATAAATAAAGTATTAACAGCAATAGGTTTACTAATAGTTGCAATTGTTATATTAAATGTATTTAATGTTATTTAGAAGAAAATATCTTTTTTCCTTATCTCTTCTATCCTTCTCTTCTTTATTCTCTTTTTAAATTTTTCTTTATATATATCAATATCTGTTACGGTTCAAAAAAGAACCGTTATTTTTTTTAGAAAAAAACTTGCTTAACACGAGTTTTTTCTTCGAAAAAACTTGCTTAACACGAGTTTTTTCTTTCAGAAAAAACTTGACTTTTAAAAGAATGATTTTATATAAGATATACACTTCAAAGAACAATTTAATAAGCACAGAAGACGAGTACTGTGCTATAAAAATTAAAGTGCTCGGGTGTTGAAAGCATAATCACCGAAAAACAACTCTGCGACTAACCAATCGCATTGATACCTCGTTAAAGGAGAGAGTATTTCTTTTCCCAGACACACAGGTTGTGGTACAGTTCCGTCATGGGGGGCTCCTCAAGTGCTATGGTGGCACACCCGGTAATCGGGCCTGGGCGGGTTCGAGAGGATGTCGCTAATAGATAGGTTGATACCTGATATACACCTATCGAATAAGCGAGGAGGATACGGATACCGGCTGGCTCCAAAAACTAAAACTATTCCGTTATCCTTTTTCCCTTGTTACAAGGCTATATCATATTATACTCTTATAGTCTTGTAACAGGGGGGAGAAGAAGCCGTGTTCCGACTTCACCAAAAACTAAAAACAAAAAAACAAAAACTCGAATAAGTTAGTAAGTTAAGAAATTACTTAAAAAAAATAAAATAAATTCTAAATACAAATTACAAATTACAAAAAAAACTTAAAAAAATAACACAAAATTAAAAAATATAAAATTAAAACAAAAAACATTTAATTATTTAAAAAATATTCTTAAAATACATATAAACAAAACAAATATCTTTTATCTAAAAATGTTTTTATTTGAATTTAATACTATATGTTTTTAATAATTTAGACTGTATTACTTTGTTACATGTGGCTTAGGGGTACTGGGTTACTAACCTCCTTACGAATCGTCCGCTTGTTTAAAAAACATATCTGTTTTAATTTTTACAAACATAAAAATTCCCCTCTTGGGGGAATTTTGGGGATACTAATTTTTTAAAAAAAACTTGAAATCAGTAGAAATCATTTATTATATTATATCAAGTTAAAACATGGGAAAGAATCCCACTAAAGGAGTGTGATGTAGAATGAGTCTACAACAAAACACAGAAAATCAAAATTTAAACGATACTAACACAAACACTAATACTAACAACACTGAACCTCGTGTTTTTACTGAGGATTATGTAAAAGCACTTCGAAGTGAAGCAGCCGAAAACAGAGTAAAAGCAAAAAATTTTGAGAAAAAATTAAAAACTGTTCTTGGAATCAATGAAGATGAAGCGATTGAAAACTGGGATACAGTAATAACTTCTTATCAGACGAATTTACAAGAACAACTTGAAAAAGCAAAAGAGTTACTTTTTCAAGCGGAACTTAAAGAGAAAAAATTAAAAACTGTTCTTGGAATCAATGAAGATGAAGCGATTGAAAACTGGGATACAGTAATAACTTCTTATCAGACGAATTTGCAAGAACAACTTGGAAAAGTAAAAGAGTTACTTTTTCAAGCGGAACTTAAAAAGTATGAAGGACAATATAATATGAAACTTGTCAATAAACTATTAGATAAATCTAAAATTCAAATCGATGATAATGGCAATATTACAGGGCTGCAAGAAACCTTGAAGGAACTTGAAAAAGATTTTCCAGAAGTCATAAAAAATAATAACAATAACGGTGGTGCTAATCCTATTTTAGATAATCAAAAACAAAAATCTACTAATGTTTTTGATTTAATAACAAAAATCAAAACAAGAAAGTAATTCAAAAAGCAAAAAGGGGGTAATGCAATATGGCTACTAATTATATTCTTGCAGAAAATCTGGTTGGAACCATTCCAGAAGAAATAGTTGCTGAGGTTATAAAAGACGCTGTTCAAACAAGTACTGTTATGAATTTGGCAAAAGTTGTACCTATGAAAACTCCTACAAAGAAATTTCCTGTACTTTTGCAAGGTGCTGGGGCATACTGGGTAGGAGAAGGACAGAGAATACAAACTTCAAGTACACAGTGGGCTACTGTAGAATTGACTGCAAAGAAACTTGCGACTATAATTCCTGTATCTAAGGAAGCACTAAACGATTCAGTAGTAGATGTTATGTCAGAACTTAAAGGTGAAATAGCAAAAGCGTTTGCAAAAACTTTTGATAAAGCCGCATTGTTCGGAACAGGTTCTCCATTTGCTACCAATATTTATACAAGTGCAAAAACAACTGCAGGAAATGCTTTTGCAAAAGGTAGTATTTCTGGACAAGATTTGGCTTCTGATATAAGTGATGTTATGGCTTTAGTAGAGGAAGATGGATACAATCCAAATGGTTTTATTGCCAGAATTGGTATCAAAAATCAACTTAGAAAATTAAGAGATAATAATGGTTCCCCACTATATGTTCCTTCAATTAAGGATGGAGCAGTAGATGAATTGTATAATCTTCCTATTCAGTTCGCACAAAATGACACTTGGGATACTACAAAAGCAGAATTAATCGCAGGAAACTTCGATTATGCGTACTATGGAATTCTAAATGATATCACTTATGAAGTATTAAAAGAAGCAACACTTAATACTGTTACAATGACAGATGGAAATCCAATGTCTCTTGCAGAACAAGATATGGTAGCACTTAAAGCAACAATGAGAATTGCGTTCTTAGTGGTAAAAGATAAAGCATTTGCTGTTTTAGAGCCAGGAGTACAACAAGGTACTTAAAATAAGGGGGCTTTAAATTAAGCCCCCTATTTTTTAAATGTTTTGTGTACAAGGGGGGATACAAAAATGCTATGCAACGAAGTAATGGCAGAATTAATAACTATAACCGATGGTAATAAAGTAATTACAGTAACTAAAAAAGCCTTTGATGTAATATATAAAAGACATGGATTTAAGGTTTATGAAGAGAAAACAGAAGAGATAAATAAAGAGAAAATTGAAGAGAAAAAACCAAAGAGAACCAGAAAAAAGAAAACTACTACAGAAACTACAGAGGAAGCCAAATAAGGTTTCCTTTTTTTAAAAAACTTACTTAATACGAGTTTTTTTAAAAAAAACTTGCAAATTAAAAGTATTTTCCTATTAAATATAGCAAGTATTAAAAAAAGGGGGCGATTTATATGTTAGAAAAACTTATTAATAGTTATGTAACTGTAGAAGAAGCAGATTCTTACTTTTATAATACTCTACAATCAGAAGAATGGAATAAATATGATACATCTACAAAAGCAAGAGCACTTATTACTGCTACAAGACAAATAGATAGATTACCTTTCGCAGGCAGAAAGTTAGATATTAATCAATCTTTAGAATTTCCACGAACAACTACTAATATAGCGTTTACCGATGGAATACCAAATGAAATAATTTATGCAACTTGTGAGCAAGCGTTATTTTTACTTAAAGGTGGAAGTAAACGTCAGGAACTACAACAGCAAGGAGTTAAAAGTTATTCATTGGGAGATTTAAGCGAAACTTTTACTGATAATCTATCTGAAGCACAAAAAACTATCTGTCCAGAAGCACTTTCATATCTGCGTAAATACCTATTAGGGAGTGTTGCGATATGTTAACAGAGTATACCAATCAATTAATACAAATAAAAAAAATCATAGGTAAGGACGAATACGGTGACACCCAAACTGAAATCAAAACTATAAAAGGAAGACTTCAATTTAAACATAAAATTGTTGTAAATGCAGAAGGACAGCAAGTCACAAGTTCAGCAACACTTTATACGAAATCAGACTTGAAATTGTCGGATTACATTGTTTATAATAATAAAGAATTTAAAATAATTGCGATTTCAGAAATAGTTGGGCTTGATGGCAACGTGGAGTTTAGGGAGGTGTATATCTAATGGCAATAAAAATAAAACTTCAAGGCTTTGTTGAATTAAATAATAAATTAAAAAACATATCTGAAGTTTCAAATACAGTTCAAAACGCTTTGCTGAATTGCGGAAATGATTTACAACAAAAGGCGGTTGACATCACCCCTCGCGATACTGGGGCGCTGCGAGCAAGTGCGTTTACTGAGGCAGAAAGTGGAAGTAAGCCTTCTGTAATCGTTGGTTTTGAGGAAGAATACGCATTATACGTCCATGAGAACTTAGAAGCCCATCACCCTGTCGGACAGGCAAAATTTCTTGAACAACCTCTAAAAGAAAACGCTGATAAGTACGCAGAACACGTTAAAAATAAAGTACAAGAACTAATAGATAGGAGTTAGTAAGCAATGCTTTGCAACGAAGTATATGCTATGCAACAAAGTATGGGGGGGTGCTGAAAATGCTTCGCAACATAGCAAAAGATATTAGCACTCTATTACAAGTAATTACAAACAATGTTTTTGTTGATGAAATGCCTGATGATATGAATAATGTTATCACTGTTTATCATTCTGGCGGTAATAAATCTAACTATTACTTCGGCAACGAAAGACAAATTGAAAATCCAAGTATTCAGGTTAGAGTACGTCATACAAATCGAAAAGACGCTTTAGATTGGTGTTATCAGATAAAAAATATTCTTGATGGGAAAAGTAATTTTTTTATAAATAACAATCATTATATTTTAGTTACTCTTTCATCAGATATCCTTAATTTAGGACGGGATAATCAAGGAAGAGTTCATTATTCAGTGAATTTCGCTGTACAAGTAAAAAGAAATTCTTAAACATTTAATTTACAAGGGGGTATGTAGTATGTTTTTAGCAGGTAGCAAATGTTCTGTTTATTTTCTTAAAGGAACTACTCCAATGACATCAACCACCGGAGTAAGACTTGGAGGCTTAGATAATGCAAGCCTTAATCAAACGGCAGATATGTTTGAAATTACAGTTTTTGGAGATGAATACAAAAAAAGAGTTGCAGGCTTAAAAGATTATTCTATATCTCTGAGTGGAATCTATCTAGAACAACATGATGAAATTGAGGTTGGAGACTACGTATGGATTGGAATATATATGAATGGAACAGAAAACCCGGGCAAACAGGCTCTTTGTATCGTAGAATCAGTCGAGTACAGTGCAGACGCAGGCGACAAGCAAACAATTAGTATGAGTTTACAAGGTGCAGGCGAGCCTATTCAAGTGTTACCAGCAAGAACTTAATTTATTGTAAGACTCCCACCTGATGAATTGGGGTATTGAAAATATATTAAAAGTATTCCCAGAGCAATACAAGTTGCGAGGGATAATACCACACTTTGAGAATACAATATATACTTAATTGGAGGCGAATAAGATGACTAAATACAGAAAGAAACCTGTTGTAATTGAAGCAATTCAATTTACTGGAAATAATATCGTTGAAATCATAAAATTTATGCAAGAACGTGCAAACGGAGACAAGTCAAGATATTTAAGATACAATGCTAAAAAAGGAGAATATTTTATTCCTACTCTTGAAGGAGAGTATAAGTTAACAGAAGGAGATTATGTAATATGTGGTATCAAAGGCGAATTTTATCCTTGCAAGCCTGACATTTTTGAAATGACTTATGAAAAAGCAGATTCGGAAAAAAGCAAAGAGTGTATTCAATATATTGCGAAAATAACTGGTGTTGACGAAGAAACAGTTATTAAGGTATTACAGGCTGAGGATACATTTATCGTAAGACTCCTATCTCTTCAGGTGGGAGATAGTTGCAAGGGATAATACCACCCTTTGAGAATAAGGGTTGCATAACCAAACTTCTACCTTGTTTGTTACCTGATAAAACCTTTTTTGTAAAGGGGGTTGTGGCTTATGAGTTTAGCAGGAAGAGATGTTATTATAAAAGTCAGTGGACAAGGCGTAGTAGCAACAAATTTAACAACTACAACAACTGATAACAAAACTTATCAGATTGCAGATACACTTAAGCAAGTTATTGCTTTAAATACACCAGTAACAGTAAAAAATAACGGAGTTAAAACAGAAGAAAAATATAAATTAAATCGACTGAATGGAACAATTACTTTTGAAACAGTTGATGATACAAGAGAAATTACTATAGATTGCACTTATTTACCGCTTGTTAAGGTTGCGAAAGCATATGTGGCAAGTTACACAGAGACAGTTGATATGTATGAAATTCCAATATTTGGAGATATATACAAAAGAAGAGCCCCAGGATTTAAATATGCAAGCGGTTCTTTAAGTCATTGGGATATATTAGATACTACTTTTACTAATGCATTAGTATCTGGAAAACCTGTCGTGATAGAGTATAAACACAGTGAAACAGGTAATACAAAAAGATTATTTGCACTTCTAGAAAGTGTTGAAATGTCTTTTACAATAGATAATCCTTATGAACAGTCCGTGAGTTTCATATCAACAGACGAATTTATTCGTTATTAGAGGGGGAGTTTTTATGAATAAAGATAATTAAAGACGGAAAAGTAATAAAAGAAATAGAAGGAAAATTATTAAATATAACCGAAAAGGCAGGATTTTTAGATGATACTACAAAATTTGACAGTTGTAGGAGAAAAATACCAGATGGTATTATAGCAATTGAGGCACACATTTAATATAAATATAAAAGGAGTGATGTTTTATGGCACTTTTAAACAGAAACCAAATTTTAGAAGCAAAGGATATTCAAACAAAAGTTATTTTTGTGCCCGAATGGCAAGGAGAAATAATGATTAAACAACTTTCTGCAAAAGAGTACAATGATATATTTATGAATATGATAAATATCAGGAAAATGGCTGCAAAGCAGTTATCTAAGAAAAATGCAGATGAAAATCTTGAAGACACAATAAATGAATTAGCAATAAAAAATCAAAAGATTCTTATTATAATTAAGTCAGTAGTAGATGAAAACATGAATCCTCTTTTTACAGAAGCAGATATAGAACTACTTTATCAAAAAAACACAAATGTAATCAATAGGGTGATTGAAGAAATTGAAGAGTTTAATGCTGTTTCTTCGGAAGATGTTAAAAAAAACTTAGACTAAATTCTAATCGCTTTTTCGCTTACATTTTAGCAGAAAAATTGGGTTATGCCAACGTGGATGTTATGTTGTCTGAAATGACATGGTATCAACTCACAGAGTGGGAAGCATATTTTGAAATAAAAGCGGAAATAGAAGAACAAGTACAGGAAGAATATAAAAAGAAAATGGAAGAAGAACAGAAAAAACAAAGAAATATGAGTGCAGCAAGAAGAGGGAGGTGGTAAACCGCTTCCCTATTTTTTTATTTGAAATTAAAAACTATCTTTCTTTATTATGTATTATATGTTTAAAACCCATTTTAAAAAAGGGGGTGTAAATATATGGCACAAGTAGCAAGTTTATTAGTTCGACTTCAGGCGGATATTGCACAATTCGAGGCAGCCATGAGAAACGCAACATCTACGATAGAAGAAGTATCTAAAAGCATGCAAAAAATAGGAAAAGGAATGACAAAGTATATAACAACACCAATCTTGGGAGCAATTGGAGCAGGTTTAAAATTTAACACATCACTAGAAAATACCGCTCTGAATTTTGAAACACTGTTAGGTTCTGCTGAAGACGCAAAGAAAATGATTGAAGGCATACAAAGTATAAGAGAAGTGGCACCTATCATGGATACGGATACACTGTCAAAAGGAGCACAAGAATTGCTGTCGTATGGAATAAGTGCTGAAAAAATAATACCTACATTGAAAATGCTGGGAGATGTAAGTTTAGGAGATGAGTCAAAATTTAAAGGTTTGGTTACTGCTTTTGCACAAGTACAAGCAACTGGAAAATTGACAGGACAAGAGTTGCGTCAACTAATTAATGCAGGATTTAATCCTTTACAAATAATTGCAGAAGAGACTGGACAGTCATTAAGCGAATTAAAAGAAAAAATAGATGAAGGGGCAGTAATTCCTGCTGAAGCAGTAACAGCAGCCTTTGTATCAGCGACAAGCGAAGGTGGAAGATTTTTTAACGGAATGGAAAACGCGTCAAGTGGATTTGCTGGTAGATTAGAAGAATTAAAAAACTCTTTAAAAGAATTAGCAAAAGAATTTACAAATCCGATTTTTGATTCGCTTAAGGAAAAAATGGCAAGTTTAACAGAAAAAATTAATAATCTAACTGAGTGGTTTAAAAATCTTGATGATGATACGAAAAAACAAATCGCAACATTCTTTCTTATTGTGGCGGCGATTGGACCCGTTCTTTTGGTGTTGGGTAAATTGTTAAGTGCATTCTCTGTTTTTCCAAAAGCATTGAATATAGTAAAAGCAGGATTTGGTGGGTTAAGCAAGGTATTTTCCCTTATAGCAGCACATCCGATTGTTGCGGCAATACTTGTTATTGTTGGAGTGCTAATTTATCTATACAACACTAACGAAAATGTTAGAAATGCAATTCAAAATGCTTGGCAGTCGTTTAAAACATTCCTTAGCAATTTAATACAATTTATTAAAACAGTTTTTGGTTTTTTAGCCGATTTTTTTGCCCCTATTTTTGAAGGTATTGTTGAACAATTAAGAAATGTATGGGATTCTATTGTAGTTGTTATTACAGCAATCGTGGATATTTTCGCAGAACTATTCGGATTTTTAGGAGCATTATTTAAAGGCGATTGGGGGGCTATGTGGGAACACGCAAAAAATATACTAAAAAAGGCGGTTGGTGCTATTATAGTTGTAGTGATTAATCTTGTAGATATTATATTGATTTCATTTCAAAAATTATCAGAGATTCTTTTAGATAAAATTTTTAAAGGAATTGCCAAGGGTTTTCAAACAATGGTAAATGGAATGCTTAAAGGTTGGAACTGGGTAGCAGACAAATTTGGCTGGAAAAAAGTAGGTTTACTCGACATAGACTTTGAATCGTATGTTCCATCGAAATTAATACAGAAAACAAGAGATGAATTAAATGAACTCGCAGAAAAATGGCGTGGCGGAGAAAAAGCAGAATTACCTTTCTCATCTGGAAAAAGTAAAGATGTTTCAACTATTCCAGAACTAGAAAAACCTGATATTGATTTTAGTGTATTTGATGATTTGGATATGACATTTTCAGATATAGGAAAAACAGCAGAAAAGACAGCAGATGGAGTTGATAAATTAAGAGATAGTGTAAAAAGTCTTGTGGATTCTATAAGACAGCAGACAGATGCTTTTAAAAACTCCCTCTCCCTCTTTGAAAAATTTGAAAGAAAAGTAATAAACCCACAACGATTATTAAACCGTCTTAAAGCACAAGTTAAAGCAATGACAGATTGGACAAATACACTTACTACGCTACAAGCAAGAGGCGTAAGCGAAGCGTTTTTGAACGAATTACGAATGATGGGGCCATCGGAAGTGGATTATGTAAGGGCACTTGCTCAAATGACAGATGAACAACTTGCACAATATCAACAACTCTATAAACAAAAGTATGATATTGCACAAAGAGAAGCAGAACGTGCTGTTATGACAGAACAAAAAATAAATACCTATATTGAAAAAAAGATAGATATTCATATCACAGGAAATACTATCAGCAGTCAGAATGACGCAGCAAAAATAGCGAATGATATTATTCGTGAATTGAAACTTCGTGGAATTTAAGCACCCGAAACAGGGTGCTTTTTTATTTAATAAAAAAACTTGCAATAACTAAGTATCTTTTCTTATATTACCTAAACGAAATACTTTAAAGGAGGTGCAAAAAATATGCAAATTCTAATAAAAGGTGTAGATAGAACATCCTATTATAAGACAGGTTCTTTATCGCTGAACCTGCAACCGGACGGGCAGTCGGACGGTAGCCTTGCATTAGTTAAGCCTTATGACGATGATTCGGGATTTTTTCCAGAATGTGGACAAGAAATTCATATTCTTCCATGGTTTAAGGGAATAATTCACACTGTTTCATACGAAAAAATAGAAGCCGGACTTGGCGCTGATAAATGGGTTGAAATTCAAATAAGTGTTTTCGGATATTCAAATATACCACAGCGCAGAACTATTTGGGGTTCCTGGGATATGACATATGCGGGAGAAATTGTTTATGAATTATTAAAAGACAGTCTATTAGCACAAGAAGGTATCACCCCAGGTATCATTCAACAAGGGGCTTTTCTAACCGAATATGATGTGTACACAGTGAGTATAAAAGACATTCTCGATGAACTTGCAGAAAAATCATCCTACAAATGGTTTATAGATAGTAACAAACAGTTGTTCTTCTGTGATGAAGTTGAAGTACAACCAACTAGTTTAAAAATAGACGAAAGTCAAGTTGGTGGAGATTATTTAGATTTCAGCAATGTACGATATGAAACTACACTTGAAGATTACCACAACAAATGTTTCGTCGTGGGAGGCATTAGTGACGAAGGACACGTGATTAGGGCTGTTTTTGAAGATGTTGATGAAATACAAAATCAACAACAAGTCGAAGGCGGCGGAAGTGGCGTTTATGGACATGTCATTTTGGACGAATCTATTGAAGATGTTCAAGTAGCAATGGAAAAAGCGATAAAAGAAGTTCAACGAAGAGGTAGAAAACCCTCTACTCTATCTTTTGCGACTTTAGATACACGAATTGCAGAAGCATTTATGATAAATACAAGAAAAATGTATGTAAATATACCAACTTTGGGCTTAAATGATAGATATTTTACAATAAATACAGTTCAAATTACAGAAATTGCACCTGAAGTGTTCTCTTGCGAGGTTCAATGTGAAGAAAACGCAACAGCATACATGAGGCAAAATTTCATTGAATATTATAATCAAAAATTTAAGGAATTAAAGAAACGGCAAGAAGAATTAGCGAAGAATGTCGTAAAAGGAATTAGAAACGTAACACTTCAAGACGATAAGTTAGAAATTAGGCACTCTATAAATGATATTACGACTCTCAATTTAGAGAAAGATGGTAGCGGAAGAATAACAAAAATAACAAATCAAAAAACCAATAAATCAATCACAATTGATTGGAAATAAAAAAGGAGGCGATACAAATGGTAGGTTATTATTCTTTTACTGTTCCTGCAAAGAGTGACGCAACTCTCTATGGTTCGATTTTTATTGATTGGATAAATTCAATAATTAGCGACAGTTTTGTAGAGAACAAAGAGATAATCGATACACGTCCAGATTGGGCATACGGCGGAGATTATGATTTTGAAGATGTTTTAATAAAAGGTATAACATTTAAATATAAAGGAACAGAATTTGTGATTTCTGCGTCAAAATCAAGTTCAGGTTCAACAGTATTCATTTATACATATGCAAGAAATAATAGGGTATGGCGTTGGAATAGAACTTATACCATATCTAATAATGATTCACTCATTCAAACATTTGGTTGCTTAATAGGACAAAACAACGATTATTTTATTATTAGTTACTATAGAAGTAGTGCATGCATTCAATATTTAGTAATAAAAGTAGACAGGCCAGTCAATGCGGCGGATACAGATTTATATGTATCAATTTTAAATTCGAGAGAAGGAACTTACAATAAAAGTTTTGATGGTGAAGATATTATTAATATACCAGTTAGGTTTACGCTTGGCACACTAATTGATAACTATGATAGTAGTTTTTTAGTTAATCATTACAATAAAAAAACTGAGTTAAATAATGTGTATGTATATACGCCAGTGCATGGTGTTCGGGGAAAAATTAGCAATTTAATAAGTTTAACAAGAGGTAGAAGTACAGGTATAAAAACAATTTACATGATAAATGGAACGGAATACGTTGGATTAAATAGTCTTTGCGATATAATTTCTTCCAACCATACAGGATTACTTTTAAAATCATATTAAAAGAGGTGATAATATATGGAAATTACAGGTTTCTTTGTTGTTCAAGACGAACCTTTTTTTGTCGAAAGAGTTTATGTAAAACAAGACGGATTTTTTGTAACTCAAAGCGATGACGGTTTTGAAAACGGTTTAATAGTCGGTATGATGTTATCAAATTCAGGAATTATATAAAAACTTTCTGTCATAAACCCTTACCTTA